GTATAAAGTTACAATTATAAGTTTAATTATATCACATCATCATGTCGAATTCAATAAAGTTATTTATAATACCTGCTTTTTTAATCACTTTTTTGTGTATTTTGTTATACGAAATCTATAAAATATTAGCACTTGAATAAACAAAAAGCTGAGGAGCAAATATCCTCAGCCTTTATACTTATCTTTAAATTTCAATTTCACTGCCATCTTCAAAACGAATTGAATATTTGGCTGCATACCATTCTACATTATCATTTTCAAATTCAAGCTTTAAGTCATCTGCAACCGAGAGCGGATTTATATTATCGTCAATATATTTTGGTTTGCCGTAACGAATTCCATCCAAACATTCAAGACCTTTATCATCATGTAATTCATGTTTAGCAACACTATGAACATTCTGTCTAGCAACGAGATAAATCTTTTTCATAATATAACCTCCGATATATAATTTACTAATTTTTGACAAGTTGCTTTCAGGGCTATTTTTTCAAAAGCTAACTTAATCAAAGGGAATCTGCAAAAATGCAATCGATTTCTCTGACATTTTTACCTATCAATAATATTATACTAAACATTTTATTCATTTGTCCAACCCTTAAACAAAAAATATTGATTTTTTAGCATGCTCAAAGGTTTATGCATTGGCAGTTTTTGGATATTGCAGTAATGTTATACAGTTCGTTTTTGAAATTTGCGAGTAAAAAATCTTTGTGCTACGGTGTAATAAAATTCAAAAATATATTATCTTGTTTCCTTGAAAATCGGCAGGCAAACTAAAATGACAGTAAGTTTGACTGCATTTTATCTTGTTTTAACTTAATTCAAAATTACTCAACTGAATTTTGAAATCTAAAAAACCCAGTGTTTAAGCCACTTTTAAGGCATTTTAAGTAATTTTGATAAAAAATAAAAGGCGGTTAAAAAACCACCTTTTTTGGTCGAGGTGACAGGACTTGAACCTGCGGCATCTTGGTCCCAAACCACCTAATAAATGTGTGAAAAACTTAGTGTTTATCGGACTTTTCAAGTTCGGTTGCCTAACATTTGCCTTGCATTTATTTTTTAGCTTATTTTACGATTGAGAAAATCATCAAGTTTTTTCGCAGGTGCTTCAGTATCATCTTGCATTAAATGCGTGTAAATGTTCAAGGTGGTTTCGGGTTTGGTATGCCCTAACTGGTGTTGAATGTAGAGAATATCATAGCCCGAATAGAAAAGATTTGTTGCATGGGTGTGTCTAAGACAATGAGCTGTAAACGGTTCTATGACCTGCGGAATACCGTCGGGGCAGTATTTACTGCGTGGAGCAATGCCGACAATTTTGCCTTGCTGTGAATTGAATGCTTCGAGGTTTAGGCAATTGATGTAACTCTCCCACAATCTCCGCCACGCTGAATTTGTCATAAGTTTGCCCTTGGTGGTTGTGACTACATAATCAAATGGGGAATGGGGTGCAAGGCTTTTCAGATAGTCTGACAGAACGGTCGGAATATCAACCTTGCGGACACCTGCTTCTGTTTTCGCTCCTGCTTTTATGTAAGAATTGTTTCCGTCAAGAACCAAAGTCTGATGAACATTTATTTTGTTGCGTTTCAAGTCAATATCCGCCCATTGCAAGCCGAGACATTCACCTCTTCGCAGTCCTGCAAGCAACATAATCATTGCCGGCAATCTTCCTCTGTGAGGAGTGTTGATTATTAGCTTTTGCTCTTCGGGTGACAAAGCTCTGCGCTCTTTCTTTTTTGCCGCATTCTTAGATATTTTGACATATTTCAGTGGGTTGAAGTCGATAGCTCGGTTTTCAATAGCGTACTCAAACACTCGGCTTGCGGTTGCGATGAACTCTTTCAGCGACTTTTTCGCTGTTGGTTTGCCTGTTGTAGGGTTCTTAGCGGCTAAGTCAAACACGATTTCCTGAAAATCGGCAATTGTCAGCTTGTTGATTTTACAATGCTCAAGTTCTGCAAAATGTTTGAGATACCGTTCAAGCGTTTTGTATTGTTGCGGTGTTTGCAGTGACCTCTGAACTGACAGCCAACGTTTTTTCCAACAGCCATATGTATCATCGGAAGAGATGTCTATGCCTTTGCCGAGTTTTTGTTTTAATTCGGCGGCAAGCGTTTCAACCTCTTTTCGTGATGTGCCGCATACGGATTTGTACTTTCGTTTACCGTTTTCATCCCGACCGATATAGATGTTCTTCTGATAGCGACCGTCTTTTCGTTTTTTCATAATGTAATACACTCCTTTTGCTTAAAAAAGGGTGCAAAAATCCCTTGTGCTTTAAATTACTTGAAAAACACAAGGGAATGTGATACAATTATCTTGCATTAAACTGCATCATCTGCACCCTGTGTGGATGATTTCGCTCTGTTCGAGGACCAGTCGAGCAGGGCGGATTTTTTTGTTTTGAAAATTGCAATATATTCTTATTGGCTTGTTTCGATTGTTTTTAATCGTTCGGTTGCTTTGGATTATTTTTAATATATCTATTAAGTATTTCAACGAATTTATCTTTGTAATTTTCCAACTCATAGATATCATTTAAAGTGATTTTTTCTTGGCTCTTATCTGCATTAGGTAAGATAAGCACCTTTTTGCTATCCGTTAAAACAAGACGGCATATCCATTTGCGACCATTATCCTTATACAGAATATTTATGTAAGTTACCGTATCACGATATGTAATATCGGTCATAGGAACAATATCTTTTAATAGATTTTTTATGATAAAATATGCTTCCAATTCTTCATCGGTAGTTATGATTTTGTGTTCTATTTTTTGTTCATCTTCAATTTCTGTAGGCTCAGTTTGAAGAATTTTTGTTTCTTCTTTTCGTTCAGGTTCTTCATTCGTATTTAGAGCAGCTTTGATTTTATCATTCATAAGTTCACTTATGTAATTATTTAATGCTTTTTTTAGTATTGGCTTAAATTTTTCAACAACACTTTGTGTTAATCTACCTGAATATGTTTTACCTAAAAATAATCTTGTGAATTCGTCAGTTGGATTTTGTAACTCAGATGAAATAACATTTTTAAACTCATTTGAATATTTCAATTCTGACGCTGTACTAAAAATTTCATCAAGATTGAAATTTGACTTATGAAATTTTTTCAATTCTGCAATTTTAGCTTCTTTAGGATTTAAAATGTCAATTTCTAAAAACGGTGCTTCGTCCATCATATTTGGGTTGTCAAGGTCGGTGTAAAATCTATATATAAGACCATTAGTCAATATTCCGAATTTGGCAGAAGTAGTACCAAAGTATCTGAAAAGTTGCGAACCGTGTTTGTTCAAATTTTCGCCGCACCACTTTGCTTCAATTAAAATTATCGGTTGACCGTCTTTAACGATTGCATAATCAACCTTTTCACCCTTTTTAATCCCGACATCTGCTGTGTATTCAGGTACAAACTCTTGTGGATTGAATACATCATATCCAAGCATAGCGAAGAAAGGTACAATAAGGGACATTTTTGTAGCTTCTTCAGTTTGCAGGGTGTCTTTCATAGTTTCTGCTTTTTTGGAAAACTGTTTGATTTGATCAATGAAATCCATTTTTTTATCTCTCCTTTAATAAAATAATATTGACAAATTTTGTCGGATAATATAATATTTATTTGAGAATTAAAAATTCTTCTCTTCTCTTTCTATTTGGCCGTTCACAGTTGCCGCTGTGGGCGGTTTTTTTTTACTTTACTGCAACGATTTACTTACTTCTTTGACAAGACCGAGGATTTGGACACGGGCGATATCATGGTTCTTGAACACTCTTGGGGGATAGTAGGGGTTGACTGAATGCAACTCAACGGTGTTATCGTTGTAAAGGACCTTTTTAACAACAGCCTCTTCATCGTCAACGAGGACTGCGGCAATCTGACCGCTGTCAACGGAAGATTGTTTTTTAACAAGGATTTTACTGCCGTCATCAATCAGAGGACTCATAGAATCGCCGTGAACATTTATCCATATATATTTATCCTGTTCTGAGGGGCAAGTGATGTATGTAGGCATATAGTCAACAGGCACATCCTGAGCTATCACTCCGAACCCTGCCGAAATGCTGTCATATACCGGTCGCATAAATACATTTGTTTGCGGAAGTGGGATTGCTTGGTTTTCTTCTTCTTCTTTAAATTCACCAGTAATAAAAGAAACAGGGTTCATTTTTAAGACTTTGGCTAATAAAGCTATTTTATCTCTTCTCATATTAGATATATAACCGTCTTCCCATTTTTTGACGGTACTCTTGCCGACACCAACTGCTTGCCCTACCTGTTCAAGAGTTAGTTTTAATTCAGTTCTTCTTTGGTTAATCATTTTTCCTATATCCATTTTTGTCTCTCCTTATAAGAGGTCTGTAACTATATTTTAACACAAAGTTTCAAAAAAGCAACTACTAAACCGAAAAAATATAAAAAAGTTTCCTAAAGTGGTTGACAAAGGACTGAAAGCAGTATATAATTTAAGTGTCCTAAAGGAAACGAGGTGATAGAAAGTGAATACAAGTGATCTTAAAGCTGAAATTGCAAGAAACAATTTTACAATTCCAAAACTTGCTGAAAAAATGGGAATTGATAAAAAGACACTTTATACAAGAATAAATGGTGTCACTTGTTTCAAGCAGGAAGAAATCGCACAGCTTGCAAAAATTCTCGGACTTAATTCATCTAAGATTATGTCTATTTTTTTTGCTGATGTAGTTTCTTAAAGGAAACTGCAACCCAACCAAAACTAAGGGGGTGAGATAAGGTGTTTATCCTTGAATGGTTAATGAAACACCCGATTTTTACATCTATTGCAGTATCCCTGATATCATCAGTGTTATCAGCGTTATTAGTATGCTTGATAGTGTTGACACAATGACGGGTATTGCTACAAGGAGGTGATTTATATGGCTAACACTCATACAGATGAAATTTTTAATGTGTACGGCGCACTTGAAAACCTTAACAAACGAATGAAAATCGTTGAGGAAAAAGTGCCTGATTACACAGCAGATATGCTTGAAGTTTATCGAAACCTCGGTGCTCTTACAAAGCGTATTGCAGAACTTGAAAACCTTATAAAGGAGGTGAGATTGGTGCCGTTTTTATATCCAAATATTGAAGCCGAAAGAGCAAGAGCTAATATGACACAAGAAGACCTTGCTAATAAGTTAAAAATTGAACGTAAAAGTTATTATAATTGGCAAACAAAAGGTAATATCCCCATTAATATACTTTTGAGTTTAGCTGATATTTTTAATTGTTCAACCGATTACTTATTAGGAAGAACTAACAATCCTTCTTGTTTCATAGAAACTATCAGAAACTAACTTTGCCGAACAGCAGAAATCAGCTTAGGAGGTGAAGAAAAGACGGAAGTAATAATAATTTTAGGACTGCTAATGCTTTGCACAGCTTTTGTTTCAGCAGTATTAGCAATAAAAATAGTAGCCGCCCATTTGTATAAAACAATAGACAGCTACCTTGATAAGCACGACGCTCAAATTATGGATCTGATTAAGTGGGCAAAGGACGAAGACAAACATCAATGAACGCTTTTCCAACAGGAGTAAGTTTTGCAACTCCTTTCTGTAAATCAAATTTTTGATTACTGTTATTTGATTTGTTTGCGGCTTCTATTTGATTTTTGAAATCTACTACTATAGGTAAATAATCAAAATTCTTATAGACTGAATCAAGCGTTGCTGATGTTGGATCAGTCGAAATCGTTTCAGACAAAATTACCAACGAAAAATAGGAGGTGTACATATGCCGAGAGAAAGACCTATCGTTAATTGGGATGAAGTTCCTGTGATAATTGATGTGCCGTATGTGGCACGGTTGCTTGCACTTAATGTTGATTACACAACACGGCTTGCACAAAAGGGCGTTCTTCCTGCCCACAAAATCGGAAAGCTTTGGCGATTTGATAAGGAAGAAATCAGACAATACATAAAGGAGCATTAACAATGTGGTTAAGAAACTACCCGACAAAAAGGAAACTGCTCAAAGATATCGAAAACCTCAGAGCAGAGAACAGACATCTCAGCATTGAGCTGAGAAACGCAAGAACAGATCTTGCCCTCGAAAAAACAGCGTCAAGCGGTTATCGTCACGAGAACCGAGAGCTAAAACGCAAGCTCAAAGCACTTGAAACGCCTGAATCCGAAGCATTCGGTTTTGAATGTGTGGGGGTCAGCAAATGTCGAGGCTAAATAAAACATGGACGGCCGATGAAATAGATTATCTTGTATCTGC